CCAGCGTTTTTGGGGACGTAGACAGTGCACTGGATTACCCCGGAGTAATAATCCTGGGCGGCGCCTTGGGTTTGAAGCGTGGATCGGTTGAAGTTGACCGACATGAGCACGTACTTCGTGCTTTTTCCAGGGGTGGTGAAGGTGACGTTGTCGTACACCATCCTCACGGCACTGTCGGCATCGCTGACTGCGTCGGTAACTGCTTTCTCGAAGGCAGCGCGAGCGTTTACTAGCGTCATGATGATTCTCCCGGAACCTCATAGGAAACATACTTAGTCCCGGGGGAGAACAGATTGAACAGATTCCTACCACCGCTACCTTGACCAGACGCGACGCGGATGCGGGTTGGGGACTTCTTATCGCTGAAAACGTACTTCACTAGGTCTTTGAATTCGCCCTGCACATAGTTCGAGATGTTGTTTTTGGGTGATGCAAGTGCGTCTGAGGCGTATTTAACGGTGTTACCGATAAATACGGACTGATTCAATTTGAATCGGGGTACCGAATGGCGGGGCTGGATGATTGGTTGGCTGCCTGAAGCGAGTTTTACATAACCGCTAGGCATAGTAACGGTTTCGATCTTGTCCCAAGGGCTGAAGTTTTCTCGTTCGTCGCGGGCACGGGGGCGGCTGGTAGCTGCTTTCCAGCTAGAAGCAAAAAAGCCCGTCAACACAGGGCTAACTTCCGGGGTTGCGAGTTCGTCGAGCGCAATCTGAATAAGACCATTTAGATCGTCCTCCAGACGATTCATAAGGTCTTTTTTCATGTGCTTAATATCTCGTCCCATCAGAAGCGCACCAGCAGGATGTAGAGATACTCTTGACCGCCGCGATAAGTGCGGATGTCGGTTATCTGCGCGGTTCGAGAGGCACCGGCATAGCTAAGAGTGACTTGGTCCTCGAAGGTGGGCTGGTTACCTCCAATTTTGTCTGGGGTGATGTAAATCTTGGCTTGGCGTTCTTCGCGTCCTTCTTCTTCCTGAGAAACGACAAATTCGACGGGGACTTTGATGCTGGAGTAGCTGGTGTCGGTTGTGGTTAGTGCGCCAGTTGCGTAGTTGTAGCTAGGGGACGCTTTGCGGGTGTAAGTGATGCTGGTGTCGAGAGCAGTACCAAGGTCTGATACCACCGATTTGGCGACGCTTTTGAAGAGGCTGTCGAGTGCTCCGGCCATGATTAACCCCTCACAACACGTACTTGATAGCTGCCGCTACCTCCAAGGCAATAAGCACCGAGATAAGACTGCAGCCAAGGATAAACATCGAAGACGTTGTTGATGGTGCCAACAGCTTGGCTGGATTTGTTGTATTTGACTTCGATGTCACCCAGTTTGACGGCTTCGTAGAGGCCGGTTTCGCCTGTGGCGTCGGTGATGGCGCCGGTGTCGTTGGCTAATGCGCGTGCCAGCTCGTAGGTGGCGTATTTGATGTCGGCGGGGATGGCGCTGCAGACCAGCTCGACGTTATCGACGTGGTAATTGTTGCGGGGCCACTTCAGCGCTTGGTCGTTGTCGCAGCGGTCGCCGTAAAAGTTCAGGCTGTCGATCCAGCGGGTCGCGGAAATTAGCGAGCGGTTCTTTTGGTCGTCGGTTTTGTCGTCCCAGGTGGCGGAGCTGGGTACGGTCTCGAAATAGGTATTTGCCTCGGCCAGCGTCACATAGCTGTTAGCGGAGGCGCTACTCAATGTGGCGTTGATCGTGGCGGCCACAACTACTACACGTACTTTCTTGCAGTGTAGCGCTAATAAAAAAGCCCCACCGAAGTGGGGCCGAGGTTGGATCTGAAACCGCTAGTTAGGGGATAGCGGTGGTGTCCAGAGGGGTGTTGACGATGACTTCGACGACGGGGATGAGGTCGATGTCGTAGGTGGCGCTCCAGTTGCCCGAGGTGGCCAGGGTGGCGTTGGTCGGGTTGTCGTTGGCGGAGGTCCACTTGGTGCCCATCACGTGGTAGGCAGAGTGGTAGTCAACCGAGAGCACGTCCTGCTTGGACAGGATGTTGCGGTCGGCCTCGATGCGGAGGTCCTGCTGGACGCCTTCGAGGATGCTGCCGCCCTTGGCGAGGAAGCAACGGAACTCGCTGACGTGGGTGCTGGTGCCAGGACGGACAGTGTTGACTGCGGGGTCCATGATCACGCGCATACCGGCGAATTCGCCGATCGAACGTGCACCAACGCCGACGCCGCCGCCACCCCAGGTCACAGCGCCGGAAGCGGCGAGTGCGGAGGTGGAGAAGGTCAGCAGGCCAACCTGATACAGGTAGAAGCCGACGGAGGGGTGGACAACCAGGGTGTCCAGCTCGTCGCCGCGCTCACCCAGAAGGGCGCGGGCGCGGGCCACGGTGGCAGCGGTCAGGAAGTTGGCTTCGGCTTGGCCGCTGGTGGCGCCAACAGCAACGTCCAGGGAGTGGCCGCTCAGGGCGGAACCGAACAGACCAGCAAGCTGGGAGAACAGGCGGGCGCTGTTCAGCTTGTTGATGGCATCGCCAGCTGGTTGCGGATGTGAAGCATGGGGTCTTCACCGGCCGCGAGCATCGCAACGTCATCCACGGCATACGCGAAACCGCGATGGCAGATGGTGGCGATTTGGGTGGCAGTGCCGATCTTCTGGGGGGTCAGGTAGCCAGCGGTGCTGGTGCCCCAGGTGGCGGTCCCGTTCATGATCTCCTCAGTGGGAGACACGGGGTTGAACTCGGGAACTTGGATGCGGGTGCCGCCTTCGCGGGCATCCAGCAGGGCGTTGCGAACAACGGCGCCGCTCTTCAGGAAGAGGCTGCGCTCTTTGATCGCCTCAGACACGTAGGTGCTGAGATTATTGCGCTTGACGATGTCCGCCAGAAGGACACCGCCGGAATAGTTCTGAAACGGCGCGGCCATTTCAAACTCCAGGGGAAAGGTTTACGTGGTTCAAGTCACAGACTTGAGTGGTGTCCCACGGGGACTTAACGACCCGCCTCTCTCTTGAGCACAGCTGCAAGATCGGGGTCGCTAGCTTCCAAGGCCATTTGCCTCGTTAGGTTAATACTACCCTCCTTGTAAGGATTAGTCATTCCAGGCGCAATCGTCGCGTTTGGAGTGGGCTTGGCGCCCATTCCAGCTGCACTGCTTGGCTTGAAATGATGCTCGAATCCAGAACCGGGGTTCTTGAGGTTGGAGAGGTAAGTATTGATATCCTGCTCCACGCCGCCGTTCAAAATGACAACGCTGCCGGTGTCGTTTTTGCGGAGATTGTTTTGCAGGAGTTGCAGCATTTGCTCCGCGTTGATCGCGCCAGATTGGCTGATCGCAGACAGAGCGCTGGTGCGGATGGTGGCCTGCTCGTTGGAAGTACGGAGTTCCTCCAGCTGGCGGTTTAGTTCGGCGATTTGAAGGTCTTTTTCTTGGGCGGTTTTGTTGGCTTCCTCCCAGAGATCCTTCCACTGGCCTTGGTCTTCCAGCGTTTTCTTGCGCTGGTCGTCCTGCTTTTTGTAGACCTCGTCGAGCTTGGCCTTGATGCCTTGGAATTTTTCCTCGGCTTCGACCGCCTGATTCTTCAACGCAGCAAGCTGACCTTCATACTCAGCTCGAAGTTGAGCTGATTGGTCAGGTTGGGGAGCGGTGTCGGTTCCAGCCACAGGCTGGGCAGGAGTCTCCACGGGAAATTCCTGGATGACTTGCTCTTCCATACTCAGTATTCGTCCTTAGTGATTTGGGGAGTGGTGTCTTCGGTCTTGGTGCGGCGTTTTGCCTTGGGGGGTTCTACAGGCGCAGCATCAGCACGACCGACATAGGCGTCGTTCAAATCCACAAGTTGCCACTTGTAGGTGCCGTCTGGTTGCAGAACTTCGTCAAGCGATAGAGCCATGACAAAGATACACAGTGCAGTAATACTTTACTGCACTAGAGCATTTCGTCTTCTGCTACTTCCTGCTCAGGAGTTTCCAGCAGTTCCTCTTCGGCCGTGGATTCGGTAGCTGTGGGGAGAATTTCGCCCTGGACCAGGATTTGACGGAATTCGTCGCGGTCCATTACGCCCTGCTCGAAGAGGGCGTTCAAAGCGGTGATGTCTTGGCCGATTAGACGGTCGAGGTCGAAGTCGCGGCTGATCTTGACTTCGGGTGGCTCCAGTTGGAGGTAGCGGGCGGCCAAATTGAAGGCGCCTTGCAAAGTCTGTTCCAGGTCCATGGAGACCATGGACAACATGGAGTTGGTGTCTACGCGGTCGAGG